GTCGTAGTGAAACTCCCCCAAGAAAGAAACAGGATCCGGCATCTCGCGCACGATTAGCTTCTGATCCATAGCAAGATCCGCCATAGCCTCAACACGGCATTCAGCAAGACCCCCCAGAGGCAGCGCGACCATCACGCTGTCATCCCCGCAGTACACACCAAGACACGCGAACGCCACCTCGTGGTCGAGTCCCGAACGGCGCAACGCTACATAGTCTCCGAACGCAACCTTAAGACAGTTCTTGAACGTAGTGAGAGACGTGCCGGAGATCAACTCCCAGCCCGTCTCATAACTATATCCTTCGCTCATCTTAACTTTCATGCCTGACCTCTCGTTGTGTAGGTAGTGGCGCATCTGCGCTCTGTACCCTGGAACGAGAAGCCCCATGATGATTGGTTCGATGACCATCTCGCGATGCCACCGTCTTTCGGACCCATCACAGTTGGTGATGTCGCCCTCGTGCGTTGTCGTTAACGACGTGATTTCAAGTCTGGCGGCCAGGCTCGCGGGAATGCACGTGCCAGCACTGACCGCGGCGACTCTCGCCTCGACCTGTGCAGGCGTGCGCCCACATCCTATCCACTCAAACCGTGATTTCACGTCATCCATCAACGCGTGCACGAAGCACCCCAAAGGGGCGTTATGGTCTGGCGCACAATTCACTATCTGTCGAGGCTTCATCCCAGCCTCTCCTTTCATGAACCCGCGGAGGGGCCCGTCGGGTTGCGCACACATAGTGTGCACCCCCAACAGTCCCTGACGTTGTGACGGCCTAAGCCAGCATTCCTCTTCCAAGCGTTGTAAGTCATACGGCACCACCGTTCCAGACGAACGTCCCACAGTCATGCGCACGAACTCGCTTGCAAACCCGCCAAGATCTGTCTTAAAGACATGATCCGCGAACTTGTTTTGCGTGTCCTTTACACGTAACTGATGGGCCATGCGTGCGTTGGCTGCCACCGGAGCCGGCGCCATTACAGGCACCGTCACGAGTGGTGGCGCAAACGCCCGCATCACATCGGTCTTATGAAAGTCGGCAGTGTCCGCTGGGAGCTTGCTCACGTCGCCTGTGGGGTTCAGAACGTAATGCTCGACGGTGTGTCGCGTCGGGCGTGCCATGGGTGTGACCTTCAGTTCAGAAGTTCCACAAATCCCACTGCACGCCTTCGGCTCCCAACCGCCGCGCAGCAACGCGTACACAACAGGTGCCCACCTCGTCGCGCCGGACTTGACGTCCGGACGCTCCGAGATGCGCATCCATTTTTCCACATCGCCTACGTACTTCGATCCACTAGCGCCATACTTAACCATCCACCCACGGTACTCCAACAACGACACATTCAGGCACTCCCAGGTCCCCGGACAGCCTATCGACAACGTATTGTCAGACTCCCGTGAGACCACAGAAATACCGTCGTGCACCGCGTCGAAACGCCGTAACGGACAGTCGGGTACGCCCACCCAGTAGGGGCAGGCCGTGTATGAGCT